ATAACCGATGTAAACTAATTTAATAATTACGTCTAAGTCATAATGAGCATTACTTAATAATTCAAAGTACTTGTCAATGGTTATGTTTCGTTCAATACAAAATTCTCGCATTGACCAAGTTCCCCATTTTAAATTGATTTTGTTGTTGTTTACTTTTAATTCAAACATAGTTCGTTTTGTTGTTTTTTATTATGCTTGTTCAGTTTGACTTACAGGAGGTAAAGCTACTGTGAATGTGGCAGTAAATTTAACATCATCTTTATCTGCTGCGTTTACATCAAAAGCAGAGATAAATACTTGACCACTATATGTGATATCTCCAGCAGTAGGACTTGCCTTACCCATCTTCATAGCGAATTGAGTTCTTGCAGCGTGAGCAGCATATAATTGTTGGTAAGAATCTTTGCTTGGAGTTCCAGTTTCGTCAATTGCAAAACCTTCTGCTCTGAAAGATTGGCTAAATGAAGGACCAGCTTGGAATTGGTCTCCACATTTAGAAGTTGCATCAATTACGTTTAAAGTTGATGTTAAAGAGTTACTTGTCAAACAAGCAACTGGTTTGAAAGTTGAATCGCCATCAATATCCGCTAAAAGGATATAATCACGAGCTGATACTTTAGTTTCTGCCATTTTATTTAATTTTGAGTTATTATTATATTATATGTTATAATCGTTCTAAATACGTTATCTAAAGGATTTAATCCATCTAAGTTTCTGATACTTTGTACATAAAGCGTTGAACTATAAAATCCGTTAGCTAATGTAATATCGGTATCTGAATTTATAGCGGTTAAAACCAAATTGCTAATTTCTTCAGCACGTTTATAGCCAAAGTTAGCATTTTTTGTAACAATGTCAACATCTATCGTTACAGAGTTTGTGTAACCACTTTTGCCTTCATCTTGGGTGGATGTTCTGCCATCCATTACTATATATTCATTAGCTGCATTATCAGGTGCTAAACCATCATAAACAACTAATCCACTTGCACTTGTTAAGTGAGTATAAAACCATTTCTTTATTTCAACGTTAGGATTCAGCATTTAATAAATCTTTTAATCTTTTAATTAATTTGGGTTTTTCTTGTTCGTAAGATGGTATTAAAAAAGGTTGTGGTCTTAATCCTTTTTGTAGGATTTTAAATGCTATTGCATAAGCTATTCCTCTTTCATTTTTGCCATTCCCTATGCCTTTCCTTTTAACCCACAATGCCAATGCATCTACCATTTCCTTAAATGAACCTGATTTGCCACCTCTAAATGCTGCCGCATCTGCTTCAAATCCTGCTGGGATTGATACTTTGCCACCAGTTCCAAATTCTACATAAGGCGCATAAGAAGCGGTTGCTGCAACTATATATGTTAAACTTCCTGTTGTTTGTGGACTTAATTGAATACTATTCCTTAATTGCCCAAAATTTACAGGTGCTAATCTCTTTGCCGTTGATTGCATTTTTAATGCAGATGCATTTATTTCATTAGATACTTCCTCTTTTAAACTCTTATCTAATGATTCTATTTTTTTATTAATAGCTTCTAATCCTTCTAAATTAAGGTAGAATCCCATTATGCGTACATTTCAATTTCCCAAAATCTATGCGCATTGTCTACATCCTTAATAGAATGTATCGTAAAGCGTTGACCTTCAACTTCTAATTGATATGTGTCGCTTATTGTTAAATCATAACGAATAAACAATTTTGCATATCTATTAAAACTTAACTGGCTTTCTTGTATTGCTCTGTTTTGCGGTTGTGGTCTATAATCACCCCAAACAGTTGCCACTTTTGTAAATGTTGTTGAATATCCACCTTGACCATCGCTAGTTTGCGTTGGTTGATACACATCTACCAAACGTGTCATTGAGTTAGCATCAACGTAATTGTCTTTATGTAAGCCTATTCTCATGTTATAATATTGGTGATAATCTAGTCCAACGTTGGCAAACTCTCCAAGTCTTTTCACAAATACCCAAATCGTTTACATCCATTCCTCTATTTTCGTAGCCGTAGTTAATTTGGTCCAAAATAGCTATTTTAAGTTCTTTTGGTACACTTGTCATGCCTGTTGTATAAACCGCCGTCATATTAGCGTATAATGGCCATGCAAGGCTTGGATTAGGCCCACCAATCAATCTATAAACTGTACTTGGTACTGCGTTACCATTTTGATCTGTTAGGCTAGTAAATGAAGTTACTGGACCATAGGGAAGTTCATAACCTCCAGCCAAATTAGTAAACCATAATGTTACTGTTTTTGGGGTAATGCTAATGTTAGCCGCTTTCTCTACTGCTTGTCTTGATTGAGTAATCAATTCAGTAAATAAATCGTTTTCAACGTTATTGTCAACACGGCAATATTGTTTAGCTTCCGCAACTGTAACTGGCTCTGTTATTGTACCTAAGTCAACTTGAGTGTAATCTATTATGTAATTATACATATACCCTTTTTTACAAATTTACATTAATTATAATAAAAAACCCCACCGATTAAGGTAGGGTCTTTATTTTAGATAGGTATAAATTAAGCAACGTTACCGAAGTCTGCGAAAATAGCAGAAGCTGGTTGCATTAAGTTTACATCTTCGTAACACTCGATACGAGCAGTTACCATGTTTTGTTGGAAGTTAGAAGCGTTCTCATAAGAGAATTCAATAGCTAATCCTTCAACTTCAACACGCTCACAATAGTTGTTATCTAAGATTAACACTTTGTCATCAGCTACCCAAGAAGCAGCAACAACAGGTACACCCCAGATTGTGATACCACCATTAGGGTTAACGATAACTGAACCAGAACCAGCGTAGTAACCTTGAGTGATTGTATCTTTCAATAAACGACCCATTTGAGTTGGAGATACTACCGCAAAAGAAGCTACATAGTTAGCAGCCTTTTGGTTACCGATATAGTCAACTAATTGCTTTAAATCAGTTGTTTCCGCAGTTGTAGTAGAACCAGTAGCAGCAGTAGATACAGTTGTATAGAATGCGCTATTCTCTGCTTTGTAGAAATCTCTAGTTAACATTCTTGGTAAAGTTGTACTTAAGAATGGTAAAGACTTAGCCATTTGCTTAGAGAAAGTAGAGAAACCAGCGATGTAGTCGTTTACTACTTTAACTTCACTCAATGCGTAGCTATTTTGTCCTTTGTCAGAACCTTCTGTTTGTGCGCCAATGTTGTTAGTTGTAGCAGTTTCCTTGTAGAATACATACAAACCACTTGCACTTCTTACAGTTGGGATTAAATCACGGAAGTTAACCGCTTGACTTGGTAAGATAGCAGCGTTAGGAGCGTAAGACGCTTGAGCATCTCCAGTTAAAGAACCAGACAAAGTCATAGTCTTAACATCAGATAAATCTAAACGGAATTTACCGCCAGACTTCATTTCTTTTTCCATTAAATCCATGTTGCCATCTAATTTCTCCATGATAGCTTCATCCATGTGCTTTACTTCACGCTTAGCAGCTTTCTTTTGTGCAGCGTTTTGTGCATCGATTTGCTTTTGCATTTCGTCAGCAACAACTTTGATAGATGTTTTTACTTCTTCAATTTGAGCAGAAACGTCAGACTTAATGCCTTTTACGTTTTCAGCCATTTCATTAATTAATTCTAAATTTTCCATTTTTACTTTTTAAATAGATTGTTAAATTGTTTGATTGCTTTTAAGACTTCAGCGTCAACCTCTGGCTTCTTTTCCTCAATGGTCGGCTCAACTGCTACTGCGGGTTGAGTGATTTCTTTAACGATTTCAAGTTCCATTAATTCACTTTGAATTCTCTTTATTTCTATTTCCATCAAGCTAAAGGTATCGTCTGTGAAACGACCACCTTTAAATGCCTTCAAGAGTTTCTCAAGCCTATTGCTTAATTCTTGTTTCTTATCTAAGTTATCACTTTCAGACTTAAAGCCTAAAGTTGGAGTTTCTGGGTTTGCACCCCAAAGAACCGCTGAACCTTCATAAAGTTTTAACTCTGTGATTGTTCTAACTCCGTTCTTATCTACATTAGATTTGATTGTGCTAAAACCGATTGAGTGTTGGTTGATAAGACCAGCTTCGTATAATTTGATAATATCTTCTCCTTTTTCAGTTTCAACAATTGGAGTAATTGCAATTAGCATATCACCTTCAACATAAAGTTGCTCAGGCTTACCAATTACATTATTCATGTCAGAACAATGGTCAACTAAAGACCAAACTAAGTTTTTACCTTCTGGTCCTCTTTCTTTGATAGTTTTTGTAAACGCTTCTGGAACGATAATATCGTTATCCAAATCAATGTTTCCACATCTTGCCCAAACCGCTTTAACACGTCTTTGCTCACTATCAACATCCATTATGTTATAACCGATGTCTTGTTTTTCAACAATTACATCTTTTGACTGAATTTTACTCATAAAACAAAGTTATTATTTTTTTTATTATTGTAATGCATCTGCAATTAATTTGCCAATTTCTATTCCCGCTATATTTCCAAGCACACCCCAAATGAAACCAATATCTCCTTTTGGTGGATTGGTATCAAATGTTTTTAGTTTGCCGTTTGCATCTCTTTGCGCCTCAAAAGCAACTGTACATCTACAATTGCAAACATTGGCAGCACTCGCTCCACTATCGCATGGGTGCATCATTAATTCGTAATTACCTACATGAGTTCCACCTTTAGCCTTCATACTTGTTGGCACTTTGAATGGCTCATCGTAATTTACTTTCACACCATCCATTACATAGTGGTCAGCGTAACTTGGTGGCATTCTTCTCGTTCTTGCATCTTGCGCTGAAATCCATTCTTTCATTGTAACTAATCCAGTAGCCGTTGCACCAACCATTGCGCCTAAGTTTGCAGCACGACCCGTTTCTGTTCTTGCTATCAACTCCGCTCTAAAGTCAGTAATCCCAGCTTGTCTAAGCATTGGGATAAGTTCTTGTATTGTTAGATTATTTTCAAACCCTTTTTGTAAGTATGCAGCAATTTGATTAGCCGTTGTATTGGTAATCTCTTCTGCTATTTGGTTTACACCTTGTCTTTCTAAGAATTGAAGGATAACATAGGAATAAATGTCCGTTTGGCTCATCTTTACTTCAAATGGCTCGTAAAAGCCTTTTGTAGCCTTTTTAATCGACTTGTTAGTGTCAAGAGCCATCTTTGTACCCAAAGCCACATGGAGTTGCTTAATTGTCTTTGCAATGCCCTTAGAACTTATTGCTGCATAATCTTGGGTACGGCAATATGTATCTACTTGCTTTTGTAGTTCTTTTTTGAACTTGGGCGAATAGGTTTTAAGTGCGTTTAAATATAACTTCCTATATTCTTGCCAAATCATTTAGGCATCAATTTTTTCTAATAACTTACCCGCTGCGTTGAATACATCCGTTTGCTTTTGCTGACCTGCTCTTTGTCTAATAGCAATCAAACCTGCTCTATCTACATTCACGAAATCGCTTGTATAGATATAATGCCAATGTGCTTTAGTTTCTGGGTCTGCGTTTGCATCAATACCCAAATGCCACTTTCCATAAGCCGCCCAACCATTTTCCTCAATAAACTTGTTTTCTTCGGCCATCGTTGGCGGTGTCCAAGATTGAGGCTTAGTTACTTTACCAGCATCTACTTTAGCGTTTGCAAAAGTGTTACCAGCTTTGTTGATACCAGTTGTAGCTTTTAATTCTTGTACTAAAGACAAAAACTTCTCGATGTGTTTCATTATTTTAATGTTAAAAGGTAAAGCAATTTTCCAATTTGTGCTGCAATTTCATCTATTTGATTTTGCACCCAAGTATCTTGATAGATAGTCTTTCTTGTATTTTGTACATAATCGTAAAGACTTCTGTAATATTTCATTAATTGGTCATTACTTGTATAGTTAGTCAAAGTGCCTACTGAATAGTTTTTAGGCCTTCCGTAGATACCACTTGTGCTTTCAACTAAATCATCATACAACTCGCTTAACTCGTCTTGGAAATTATCTAAAGCCTTATGCTCTGCGTAACTCATTGTCTGATTGTGCCAAACAATAGTCTGCTCTTTAGCGTCTAATAGTGTACTTAAAAACTCTACAAATGTTGCCATACTAAGATATTTTATTCATTCCGTCTGGAATAGTTAATGGTTGGAATTGGTCTAATGGTTGCAAACTTGATGGAATGTAAAGTTTTTCCATTTCTTCTTGTGGAATATAATCTGGAGTTTTAATACCCATAATCTCCATTTTTTGTGCTGGTGCAATCCACCATGCTTTATCTAACCAATCTACTTGCTCGGTCTTGTTTGCCTCTAATTCTTGGTAAACTTGAATATCATAACCTACATAAATGTTTGTTCCTTTATAACCCCAATCACTATGTAACTTTCTATTTAAGTTCTCCGTAATAGCATCTAACAAAGGAATAGCACAACGCAAAGTCAAAGCCTTTTCGCCTTCTCTTTGGTTATTGTATGTTTTGTTATCAGCATCGTTTAATAATTGAGATGGCACTCCGTAAATGTTACAAAGCGACTTCATATCCCACTTTTCACTCTCAATAATATTTAATTCAACTGGACTTAATCCGATTTGTTTCCAATCTACCTTATAACCACTAACTGCTATTGAATTAAAGTTACTTGCACCGCCTTTCTCACTAACTGCCTTTTTAAGTGCTTGTGCTTGTTGCGTTCCACTTGTAGGGTCAAAGCGGTCATCGTTCATAAATAAAACACCCGCTGGGCCACCATTTTGGAAGGATGCAACCGCCGCCGTCTTAGCTTCATTTGAACGGGTAAGGGTACGAGCAGCAGCCATTAAAGGAGATTGTCCGTACAACTCGTTACCAGTAACATTCCATGCAGGGTTGAAGAACTTGTCGTGTAATATTTCCTTTGTGTCGAAAGTCCACATTTTTCCGTAGTAAAGTTGGTATCCCACTCTAACTGGAGGGAATACTTCCACATTGGCAATGATAGCCATGTACTGTGCTGGTAATGCGTATAATTCAAAAGGTTTACCATCGTTGTTTCCACCTTCAATCATTTTAGCGTAAATAAAAGAGTTACCCGTAAGCAACTTAAATCCACACCATTGCTCAATCAAATCTCCCCATGAATCTTCTTCATTAGGGTACTTTAATAGTTCGTTTAATCTTGCATCTCCAGTATATAATTCAAATGCTTTTTTGTGTAATTGTTTTACCTCATGCCAGTTCTCAATCTTATCTGGCTGCTTCATCAAAGACTTATATCTTTTAGCAGCATTTTCATCTACAACTCTATAAACATGAAATGGCGCAAGTTTAGCCTTATCTGAAATTAGTTTGATAATAGAATAAACTATGTCATTTTGTTGGTAGCCATCACGAACATAGGCTTGTGCGTTTTGACCTTGCCAAGTTACGATACCTTGTTGTATTGCTACTTGTGAACCGAGCGGATATGTAGGTAAAAGCGTGTTTACTTTCTTTTTACTAAAGAAATCAAGTAATCCCATATATGTACATTTATGTCAAAGTTAGTTATTTTGTATTAAAATACGCTCACTTGAAATTTAGGAGTATATTCAAAAACCATTCTCATAGCAAGACAATCGCTAAAGTCTGGAGAACGACCTATCAACGCTTTCACTTTATCCTTTGGTATAATACCTTTTTTGCCGTCATTATCTACCGACTTTTGTTTCACTTGCTCTAATTCTTGTACTATCTTTTCTTTGATTGTGCCTGATGCATTGATAAAGATTTTATTATCATTTATGTACTCGGCTAACTTGTAATAGCATTGCGACTTTAAGTTATCAAAGTTTTCCTTTTGTCTTGTAGTTGGGTTTTCTAATGGAGAACTATTGTTTACGAAATTCTTACATCCTGCAATCATATCAGCCACACCACCGCCTACTCCATCGGAATCTACAACAACTTGGGAATTGGGTATCTGAAACTCTGCTTGAAATTGCTTTATGATGTTAGCCACTTCCACAACCGATTTGCCGTTGTATTGATGTAGTTTAACACGTAAACCATCCCATATGCCAATAACAGTAGAATCGCTACCAAAACGAGCGACATCACAACTAATGTAAAGTGTACCAGTAGGTAAATACCCGCTATTAAAAGCGTCAAGAATTTTGTCATAGTCAATTAAAATTGATGCGTCTGAATTGTATTCCCAGTTACCAAATAGCAAACGCTCCTTTGATACTGTGTCTAATGTTAAAAGGTTTTCTTTATAGTGTTTAGATATAAATGGGTTATCATCAATAAGCGAAGCCACAAATCGTTTATTAGGTGCTATTGTGTTATCTACTTGTGGTTTATAGAACTCTGAATATGTCCAGTTCTTTGCAGGGTTACAAGTGTAAAGCACTTTAGGGATTAAATCGTTTTCATCTAATTGAAATCTAATCCTTGACTTGATAATGTTTCTTGCTTTGTCTTCTATTTGGTTTGCCTCATCTATAAACGCATCCGTAATCTCTAATGAACCCAATTCATCAAAGTTTGGGTCGCTTGGGTAAGAGTAAAGGTCTTTTAATAAAATTACAGAGCCGTTAAATAATTCTATTTGGCTCATTTGCCCGTTGTACTTGTAATGCTTACCCGCTTCTAATCCTTGCATCTTTGCCACTTGAAAAAAGGACACAAGAGTAGTTTCCTTAAGTGTTTTTAGGACGGCTCTACCTATCAAGCCTCTTGTATTTGGATATTTTAACCTTTGCTTTAGTTGCCAATAACATCCTAAAGCGGTTTTACCTCCGCAATTTTCAACCAGCCCCGCCTCCAAAAAGAATCTCATTTGTTTGAGTATCTTCAAGAAGGTCAAGGGCCAGTGTTTGCTTTATTGATAATTCCATAATTTTTTTTATAAACTTCCAGTATTGCCTACATAAGTTTTTTTCTCCTCCCAAACTATATTCAAACCACCGCTCACTTCAAGTTCGGTTGATTGCTTAGGCTTTCCCTCTAATCGGTCTAAAATAATCTCATAGGCTTTTAAATCGCCCTTTCTTGCCTTAGCTATAATTTGCATATCCAATTGCTCCGCTATGCTAAATTCTTCCTCTTCGCCAGTAACTGGGTTTCGCACTTTAGTTACTAATTCAAGTAAACGCAAAAGTCTTGTCTTGCTATTTTGTACTCCTTTAGGCTTACCAGCTGGGTTGCCAGATACTCCTTTAGGAAATGGTTTAAGATTTTGTTCGTTCGCCATATCTCACTGAATTTTCATTGAATCACAAAGATACACCACAATTAGGGCAAATAGTTCCGCTTTTGGTATTGTCAATTTTTTTGGGTTCGTCTATGGTAGGCACAAGAAAGTCAACATTAACTCCCCAATCACTTAAATCTTCT